CAGGCAAAGGATTTGATGAAGATACATCTCCATCATTAACTCCATCGGCACCTTGTACAATCTTTACTCGCTGATATTTTACACCAGCAATATCATCGGTGGCAATAACATCGCCTCCGGTACCTGTGTTTAAGGTCGTGTTATCAGCCATGATATATTAAGATAAGGTTGCGAATCCGGTGGTGAAGTTTATGGTGAATGTTTCGCCATTATTTAGCGTAACATCAGAACCATAGTCGTACCATCCAATAAGCGGATCGGCAGGACTAGTAGGATCATCGTTATAAAGCACTACATACCTGAAAGTAGCCACCGTACCGGAAGCCGTCAGTGTCAGGTCATCTGCCGTAAAGGTTACGGTTCCTGAAGTCTGCTCACAGCTTACGTTGCTAATTACTCTTGCACTCAAATTAGTATATGAGATTTGCGTAAGGTTAGCCAATACGCTATTGGTAGCAACCGGAGCATTGGCAGCAGCCGTCAAGGCAACTGTCACTGAACAAGTGCTATCTGAAGTGAAATTGTGGACACCTTTTGCAAGGTCCTCCACGAACTGATTAAATTTATTAAATGATGCCATTATTTCTGTGTTTTAAGTTCTTTAGGAAACATTTTTTCTACTTCTTCTGCGGTCAATGGTTTTCGCTGATCCTCTTCATCTTTATCAAAACTGAGTTTAATCAAATCAGTTTCTTTATATCCTAATGGCTTCACTTTGGGATCACGCATATAATTAATCATAAGTATCCATATCTTCCTTATTCTTGCCCATTCAAGTTCCTGAATCAATTTCTTTTCTTCCTCTTGTCGCTCATAGCGTTCAATCATTAGAGAGAACTCATACCAGGACATACTAAAAAACTCATCAATGGATAGATTAAGGTTAACAAAGCTGAATTCTATGTAATCATCAATATCCCATTTTACATCCCCAGATTTGCTGGGGCTTCTGCGTTTGGGATTTTATTAGCCTCATTGGTATCAGATTCAATCTTGTCAAATCCATAAGTATCAATCCATGCAGCAACCTCATCTTTAGAAGGTTCCTGCTCCTTAAACAAACGAGCATATGATACCGCAGCGCACCAATACCAAACGATTTGTGCTTCAATGTTGCCATCATCAAGAATTGATGACATATCAGAGAGTTTCACATTCATTTCCTTGCAAAACAATGCTGCTTGCATGGTTCCGAATTTGAAACCTCTCTGACTGCCAGCAATCTCAATTTTAAGAATACCTTTATATTGATCCATTAAGATTCATATTTGTTCCAAGTGCCAGTTACCTCAAAGGTTCCGCTAAAGGTGGTTCCTGCATTAAGAGGACCGGTAAAGGAAAGCGTATTGAGATAAGCCTGAGCATAGATGGTCAAATTGGTCTGATCACCAATACCAACCGATACTTCAGTCTGGTTCTTGTGAATGTCAATCAAATCCTGAAGACCATATGTAGATGCAGGATTAAACATTCCTTCAAATTCGATTGTTGCAGTATTTCCGGAAGGAAGGATGGCACGCTGGCCATTGTTGTCCTTACATGTTACATCAATCGTATTGTTAGTGCTGTTGAAGGTTGCGTTGGTCAGACAGCCAATAAGTTGACCGCCAACATAAACTCCGATATTATTACCATTAATTACTGCCATTGTATTTATTGTTTAGTTGTTCAAGTTTTATTTTCAATTTATCTATATGTGGATATTCTCCATCGTATTTCTCTCCATATTTAAGACGGATCAATTCACTTCCAAGCTGTGCATCGGTCTGCAAAACAGTTCCTATAGGATATGACCTACCAAACATATTGATCCACTTCTTTTTAAGCTGTACTCTATAAGCCATGTACTTGGAATGAAGTGCTTTTGTAATATAAATCATGGTCCTTTTCAAAACCATCTGATTCATTGTTAAAATTGGCCCAGCCAAAAGCAAGTCCGTTTACAGTGCCGGATGCCTGTGTTTTAAGCGCATCAATAACATAGTCATTGATTTCAGTGACCTTATCATAAGATGAGGCATATGATGTGACTTCAATGGTCCAAACATAACCACAATCCTTGGCATTTTCTTCCTTGCTGAATATCCTGCAAATGCAATAAGGAGCTTTCTCCGTCTCCGGAGCAACCACAGGATAAATCTTATACTTCGTACCGGCAGCATTAAGACCAACTGAGCCTTGGACTGAAGCATCATTCTCAAGTATATATGTAATCGCCTTTAGCATTATACTGGTGTTCCTCCTGCTTTCTTTATATACCTTCTGATAATCTGATCCATTTTGCTTACAATGGAATATCTCATTCTGCTTTCAACGACAGTTTTAGTGCTATTGAATGCAGGAACCATATAAGGATGCGGAGGAACCACTTTACGAGGCCGAGGATTCTTTAATCCTGCCATTATACCTCTCCTCCATGTATAATTCATGCGTGGCCCAGGTCCAATTTTATGGCCTTTCTCAACCACATAACCATGCCTTCCTTTATATCCACCGGTAAACCGTGGACCGACAATTACAACACCAAGGTCTTCATCAGGCCTTACTTTTCTCAAAGGCATTTTGATAGGACCAATTGATCCGGCCAAATTACCTGTCTTAGAATTGATATTAGATCTTGCCGCCTGAATCAATGGCTTTGCAGCATCAGCATTAGCAGCTCCAAGAACTCTATGAGTAAGCTGTTTGGGCAATGCTCTTAGTGCATCATCCAATTCTTTAACTCCAATTACAGATATCTTGGTAACCATCAGGTGAAATAGATTTGGTCAAGCAAATTGGAAGTAATCCTCAAAAACCTATTTCTGGTCTGTTCAGCAGAAGTGATGCTCAAAATCTCATATACCTGAGAATCGTGTACAATCCTCATCCGATTATTTATGTCATCACGATAACGGATAGTCCACTCAGTATTTTGAAAGTAAGTCATTCGGTCATCAATGACATTAGTGTTGCCACTGACATCAAATTTCTTTGCATTGACCAATGGATCAGTAGGAATGAGTTCCCAGTCGGTCACTTTATCCTCATTGGAATCTCCATCGGATATAACCGGCTGAATGAAATAGATTTCTCTATCAAAATGGCCAATAAGTAACTTATGCGCTAACATTAGATAGGCTATTTAATTTAGTTACTTCTGAACTGCTCAATTTTGAAAGAACCTTATTAATGTCATATTCGTGACCAAGAAAATAATTGAACTTCCAGATATTCTCGCTTGACTTTATGTCTATAAGGCCTGGAACATCCATAGGTTCAACCTTCTTAAACTTATATCCTTTACTTTCAATCCTTCTTATGCTGTCATTATCAAGTCCTCTGTTTAATTCATCAGACCAAATATTCCAGTTCAAGTCAACAAGTATATCACGCTTAATACACCTTCCGGCTCCATAGGTAGTTGATTTATTAGTGAGTCTTCTGCATTCAAGACTTTCGGATTCTATATAAGCCACATCACTAATTCCGAAGAAATCATATTTGAAAAAGTAATCAAAATAATGATCCAGCATTTCATTAGTAATAAGATCATCTGATCCTATCTCCATTAAGTAGTCAAAGTCATGCTGAGAGCATACTTTTAATCCATAATTCTTTTTCTTGCCAAGAGGAAGATTTTGATGCATTACCCAGCGGACATCATGCTTTTCGCACAACGGAATCATTTCCGTTTCACTAATTACGGCTACAGTATCAATGTTATAGGCAGGATGCCTTTTAAGCCTATCAATTCCAATAAGGCATAATTCGGTAATCTCTGGCCTGCGCCAAATGGCCAAATAAACAAGAAGGTTTATTTTAGTCAATGTTGGCATTCCAATTAACCTTTATAGAATCCAGCAGATGCAGACTATTCCAATTAATTGTATTCCAATTCATCATATTAATACTTCCGGCAACCTCATCTTGTCTGTTTTCAAACATAGATGCTACCTGAAGCAATATGGCTTGTTTGGCCAATTCAGGAAGTGGTTCGTTGACGGCCTCATCATAACCGGCAACGTAATTTATTGTTATTGCTTGTGGCCTTTTTCTTACATCAGTTGGCCATGTATCAACCTCGCCATCGGTATCTATGGCATATATGCGGCATACATTGGAGTGATAATCAACAATGTAATCAACGTCTTCAACCATTGTAGTTGTTCCTCCATCATCATTATAGTAAGTAAATGATTCAATGGATTGAACAGGACCGTAAGGAACTATGATTGCGGACGTTGGAAAAATGTCCATCTTAATGGACCTGGTCTGAGTTACAAATGAAAGACCTGCATAACCTTCACAAATCCTTCTTGCACTTTTTATCAGGCTGGTGATATAAGCGTTTTTAGCCGTGCCGGTATACTCCAAATGCACTTTGGCATCAGAAAGACTTACCGGTTCATTGGCCGGTTGTTCCGTTACACGACTATAGGTGATCATTTCTTTAATTCAATGAGGTCACTTTTAAATTTTTTCAGTTCAGCTTCCGTCACTTGTACGGCCTGACCTTTGTGAGCAATAACACTCTTTTTGTTTTCAACTTTTAGAAGGAAGTTCCTCTTTGCAATTGCTTTAGGCATAAGTTCATTTATTTTAAAAATAGGGGACCAGGAGTATCCTGATCCCCATTAAATCAAACCAAAGAATTAGGTCAGTGAAGGAATATCAGTAGCATCCCAGTCAAGACATACAGTGAACTCTTTAGGCTGCTCAATCTCCACATCCATAAAGGCATTTACAACGAAACGCTTGGTTCCGGCAAGAGCCTGAGTATAAGGATCAAAGAGAATGTCAAGACCACCCCAGTTGCCAAGAACTGCGCCCTGCCAGTTGTTTCCGTAGATGATACCGCAAAGGTCGCTCTGTCCACCTTCAGAAAGGTTGGAAGGAATTACCTCGGTAACAAACAGAGGACGGCCTACCAAACGACCGGAGAAATCATAGGCAAAATTGCCTTCTACACCGCTGGTCTGTTTAGGAGTCTGTGACAGTGCGAATTCGCCATAAGCATTGGTAACAAAGCCGGTATTGCCATTGCGAGCATTGGCCGCCTTGGCATCACGGATCATGCTAACCAAAGCAGCGTAGGTCATGCCATTGGCAGAACCGCTACCAAGGCTCAAGGTATTCACACCGCTGTAATACAGGATACCATAAGGCTTGTTGCCAGTGCCATCAGCTGCAAGAACTGCATCATCAATGGTCAGTTCATACCTGCGAGTGATGATATTGCGGAGGTGCTGCTCAAGCACAAATGAAGACTGAAGCATCATTTGGCTGGTAACATCCACATACATACCAGTCCGCTTGGGGCTGATGCTGATGTTGTTATAAGCCGGTACGGACTCATCCACGTTGGAAGTTTCAGTCTCCCAAGAAAAACCAACATCGGTGGAATGACGAGGCCACTGTACGTTGCCACGAAGACCACTCATAATCGTGATGCCAAGCTGGCTAACGACAGGATTAGGATTCAGGACCGGAATCAGGCCCATCAGATCAGTAGCAACAACATCAGTACCTTCGGTGCCTACGTTGAGAGCAGCTTTGGTCTTGCCAAACTGAATGAATTTGGAAGGGATGGCAATGTTACCAGAGATGGATACACCGGCTTCTTTTGCTTCCTTAACGGCTTCCTGATACATCTCAGCCTCAATGCCGTCATGCGTAAAGCGGTCCTTTTTGGTAGCCAGACCTTGGATTTGCTTGGCAAGAGAATAGCTCTTGCTGATGCGGTTCATTTCCTTGGTCTCTGCGCTGTTATCCTGTACAGGACCAACGGCAGTTGCCTGACGTTTAACAATTTCAGCAGCACGCTTTTCAGCACGCTCCAGAACTTCGATTTGAGCATCAAGCTCAACAATTTGCTTATCCAGGCCGTCAAGGTTCTTCACCTCTTCAGCGGACAAAGCCTTTTCTTTGGCCTTATTAGCCAGAACAGCGTATGCATCCTCAAGTGCTACACGCTCTTCTCTTTTTGCTTTCAGATTGTCCATTTTTTATTTTTTAATTGATTCAAACGATTTGCGTATATATCTACGTTAGGATCAGGCCTAACAGATAGATCTTCTTCAAGCTTGGTGGTATCCGCACCAAGTTCCTTGCCTTCAATAAGGTCAAGAATATCCTGAACTTTCATTTTTTTCAGTTCAGCCATTTCAATATCAGGAAGCATCATACTAACAGCACGCAACGCATCATTTGCTCTGTCAATGCTGAGTTTAACTGCCTCCTGGTTCATAGGAATATTTACCACGGACCACTCAAGAAGCTCTTGGCCGTCATAATAGTAAACTCCTTTTTCGGTCTTGCCATTGCCGGTAGGAAGAATTCCTACAGATGCAGCATTAAGGCTTCCGAATACAAGTTTTTTAAGGATTTTGTCCGCCACCGGATTAATGTCAGCAGGCTCAAATTCAGCCTCGGCAACAATCACCTTTTTATTATTAAACATATCCACGCTCACATTGGACTTACCAATAACCATATCCGGATTCGGATCGGAGAAGTAACTTCCGTGAATGGCGTGCTGATAACCTACAATTGGATTGGCCTTGTAATTGTCAAAGGACCAATTATCCATATTAATAATCTCTTTGCCTCTGTCTTTTGCTCCGGTTGAAATAATGAATTTCATTTTCCGTGACTCAAGCACGGTGTTCGGATCAAATGACTTGGAAAGAATATTGGCTTGTAATTGCTTGTGTACCATATTCTTAATTAGCGTAATAGTATTTAGCGTTAGTCTTTTTGGTAACTTTCTGATAGGCCTTTTTGTAGTCCTTCATATTGTTATCCGTATCCTCCTCATATGCATCCTCTGAAACATCAGCAGGATTTGATTCGTGACCAGGATCAACCTTGGATTCATAAAAATCACGAAGCATATCTACCGGAACATTGGCACCCTGTACGGTATAAATTTCACCGCCGTCATAGACATTCAAGTCTTCACGTTCACGAATCTCATTTCCGTTCATTCCTCCAATGTTCCGCATAGCAGTATAAAATGCGGCTCTTGCTTGCGTGTCACCACGAAGCAGACCGTTCATATTGAATTTGATATATGTATTATTCTTCTCACGTTCACTGAACAACTTCATGTTGCATTCCTGCTCCATCATACGAACCAAAGGAGTGATTGTATGTTTGGCAAAAATCAAATCTGATTGTTCTGCATTGCTGAATGTGGCACGCTCAAAATCCTGAGCAAATACAGGAGGTATCCGGTAGATTCCGTAAATCTTTTTATCTGTAAGTTTCTCCTGCTCAATAAATTGCGCATCACCTGGTGAGAGCATAATAGGAGTGAACTCCCAGCGACCGGAAAGGATTGGAGTTCTTCCGGACATCAAGTCTTCTTTCCAAGACTTTTGATTCTCTGCTCTCTGCTCCGGACTCATGTTTCCTTCATACGATAGAATGCCAGGAGGCTTTTGGCCTATACTCATAGCAGAGTATTTTTCAGCCTTTATAGCCTTTCCCATTGTTATGGCATTCTGCCGAATGGGACTTACTCCATTAATTCCATCAAGACTCCACCAGCGGAAGTGCAAAATATCACGAGCAGGATATACCATGCCATTGATATAGTAATAAGCATTTCCGTCCTTAATCTGAATATTCTCGCAGTTCCAAGGTTGCAGTGGATCCAGGGAGGATACGACCCCCCTGCCGTTGCGATTTATGCCAATAAAACTGTTGCCCCACGAGTCTGCATGAATCATGGCCGTCATAATCATATTGGCCGATGACATATATGCATTTGGCTGATGCGCAAGCGGATAATAGACCGGATGATCCGGAATAGATTCCTTGCCGGAATCGCCTTCTCTAAATACGTTTATAGGAAGGCTGGCAATGGTTTGAGACCTTACGTTGATGCAGGTATAAACGGTGGCCAGACCGTGCGCCCTTGATTCGGTAACAGGTTCTTCTGAGAAATTATCTGAATAACCAATAAGTCTGGCCCATGCCTCGGTACCTTTTAAATCGTAGGTGCCTGAGACATCCTTTTTGGAAAAATCCCAAACGTATTTTTCAAATAAATTTTGAAAAAAAGGCTTCTGCAAAAACTGATATTTGTTTGCAAATAAACGTCTAACTTTGTAAACAGATTACAACCAAGTTTAGATTATGGGCAAAAATCTATTGACGTGGTTTGAGGAGAAATATCAAGAAAATCTAAAGTCTCAAATCAGTTGTTCTGAGGCATTTAATAGAACGATTGATCAGGTAGGTTTTGATGCATATTCCTCCTACAATTCATTTGCCACAACAAGAAAAAAAATGGGATACAAAAGACGTAAACCTAAAAAGTAATTACCAGGCTTCTATGGCCTGATCGGCTTGTTCATTGGCCGAAATAGCCTTCCATTGAGCAATTGCCTGTATTGAGGCTATAATCCCAGAGGTATATCCTTGCATCCGCTGCACTCGAATATCCCCATCCTTAGACCGAGATACCTGGCTATTCATATTCATCCATCCAAGGACTGGATTATTGAAATGCTCTATGCAATTAGACCGTAAAAGTTCCTCAAAAGCCATCGTAGGAGTGCTTTGAGACCTGTATCCTTGGCTTATAGGATTACAATTGATGCCAGCACGCACTAAAGATTGTACAATATCATGGTTTTGCAAGGTCAAATTAAATGAAACACTGTTCACATTATGCCTTGACAAAAACTCAATGATTTTCCCATATGCCCAATCATTGTCTACCACGTTTCCTTCACAAACCGCAATCAGGCCTTCATCAGCCCACGATTCAAAGTCCATTCGTGCATTTATGTTACGGATTGCATCTCTTGGCATCCAAAACAGCGGTAAAACTGCGTGCTTTTCGCCTCTGAAATGAGGAAAAAATAAACTTATAGAGTTAATTGATAGGCCACTAACGAGGTCAAGTCCAGCAAAGCATTCAACACCGGCAAGGTGCGATAGGTTATATCCATGACTATTGGCTTGCCAAACCTCATTAGGAATCCAAATTTCAGGAGTTTCGCACCATTCGTTGAAGTTTAAAGTCCGAACATCAACCATCTTTGATCCACCTTCATTCTTTGCGGAATTGTAGCGACTGCGCAAGAATTCAGGAAACACGCTGATTCCAAGGTTTGGATTACATTTCATCCATATATCCTCATTGCCAATATCATCTCCTTTGTCCAATTCAAAAATTATAGGCAAATAGTTATCATCGGTAGATACACCTTCCAATATCTCAATTCCGGTCTTCCTCAATTGCTGGAAACAAGGCCCATTCTTCTTAAATCCTGCGGTGGTAATGCAGAATATCAATGGCTCCTGTCGTGCCGCCTGGCCTGATTCTAATGCGTTTAAAAGACCGTCTGTATCGGCCATAGCATACTCGTCAATTACACCTAAAGATGGATTAAATCCATGCTTACCACCGGCAGCAGCACTGGTGGTGCTTTGCGCTTCTTTTGACAATGCCTTGATAAAGCCATCACGGCCTTTGTGGACAATGTTTACAATGTTTTCCTTATACTTAAATAGGCTGATGTCACCATCCTCCACAAACTGATAAAGTGCAGGAGATTGCTCTATAAGTTTACCGGAAATATTTACGCAGATTTTAGCCTGATCCTCATTATTGGCTCCTACAAATATTTTCGGAGTCTGAACACGGCCATCAGCAAATAGATGGTAGTTATTCAATACACCGGCAATTGTTGTTTTGCCGTTCTTCTTTGCTACCTGGACATATACTCGTCTTATCCTTCTAAGCTTGGTTTCCGTATAAAACCATCCATATATCTGCTGAAAGATAAAGGCCATCCAAGGCATAACAGAAACTGGCTGACCTCTCCATTTGTCCTCCCAAAGGCAACAATACCTCTCTGCGAAATTGACAATCTTATTGGCCTCCTTCTCATCAAAATAGAGGTCATCACGTTCAAGGTCTTTTAAGAACCTCTTAGCGGCCAGTTTAATGAAATGACCGGTCTTAGTCTCATTGGCCGGATCAAGTACCCAATGGGCATATTGCTCCGCTCTCGTCATTCAAGGTTAAAGCCTTTGGAACGGATTTCTGAAGGCTTTTTCATATTAAATATTTTGCTTCTGTCACCTGGATTCATGCCGAACTTAGGCGAATGCTTTAGGATGTTCTGGTAGGCAGTTTTCATCACTGTAAACTCAGGCCGAATCTGCGAATATCCATTATTACTGCCTGTTTTAAAGCTGTAACCATGCTCTTGGCAAAATTCCATATTTGAGAAATAGAGATCATATTCGTTTGCCAGCATGGCAATTTCGATGTTATCTATTTCCTCTATGCCAATTTGGGAAACATGCGTTTTTATCCAAAAATAGTACTGTTTTCCTCGCTCTGAGAGAAAACCTTCAAATTCGCTTAATTTAGCCATTTTTACCCCCCTTGTCTGTCCCATAACGAGAAAAAATAAGCCGAAGCGCGGTCTCGGAGCCTTTCCGAACAAGTGTTAGCCTACCCCACTTCCCAGGTTGGGATTCTTCCATTTTTGAGACTGTCATCCAGGTTTGCATATTAACTAACGTTAGTTAGGCAAAGATAGCATGGTTTGACCTGGTCATGATCTGATCCGGATCACTTTATTTTTGCGCTCTATTATTATGCGAAAAAAAAGACCTTTAAAAAGGTCATCCAATTAGATATATAACTAAATTGGAACCATGAAATACCCAAATAAATCAGCCCAACAGTCACAAGGTGGCAAGCCGGCTAAATTTCCGTTTTCCTATATCGGATCAGTTAACAGCAGTTCCAAAATCGCCAAAGGTGAAAAGTACGGCATTGATACTTTCATCGTCTATTTAGCACCTTGGAAGGCTTCAGGCTTTAACACCTGCGCAGGTGCGACAGCTGAGTGTATAGCCGGATGCCTTAATACGTCCGGTCAATCAATCATGGCTTACGACAAAATACAAGGCAGTCGGATACTGAAGACTCAAGCCTTTTTTAATAACCGCGAGCAATTTTGCGCTCAGCTGTTTAAAGAAATCACGGCAGCGAAAAAAGCTGCAGCAAAGAAAGGCCACAAATTCACAGTTCGGATAAATGGCACATCCGATCTATCGCCCGAATTATTCAAAGTTAATGGCGTTAATATCCTGCAGTATTTTTCCGATGTTCAATTTTATGATTACACCAAAATATTCAACCGTTCGAGGTTATTAGATAAGTATAAAAATTACCAATTGACGTTTAGTTTTAATGGCCATAATTGGACCGACTGCGAAGAAAGATTAAAAGCCGGTCAAAACGTTAGTGCAGTTTTCAATATTAAACGAGGTAAACCGCTTCCGGAATTTTGGGCTGGTTTTCCTGTTATTGACGGTGACGTTACCGACTATAGACCTGAGGACGGTTCCGGCGTTATTGTCGGTTTAAGGTTTAAGAGAATAAAGGACAGCGCAAAAATGGCCGAAGCTATCCGTTCTGCTTTTGTTTTGAAAGTTGAAAAAACCGAAACCGTAAAAGCTTAAAAAATGGATAAGCAAGTTTTTAAACCTTTGGATAAGGTTAAACCATTAAACAAAAATTTTGGCAGCTTATCCGGTCTGGTTTTATGTTATGTTTCAATTGATGGCGAGGAATTGCAGTTAGTGCGCATCCTTTGGAATAGAAAAACAAGTTTTCCGGCTGTCGTTCCTGTTGAATTTTTAAAGCTCGTTTAATGTTTAAAATCCTTTTTTGGCAGTCTGTCGGTGAAATTATTCCAGCACTGATTTTTTTCCTTTTGGCTGCAATAGTTACCAGAAAGAAAAAATAACCTTTTAGACCTATGCAAAAATCCGGACCATAGGCCAGGCCAAACCATAACGCCAAAACTAACAAGCGTTAGGCTTACCTAACGACCATTAGGTTATTTTACCTAACAGTCATTAGGCTAACACACGTTAGGCCGTCCTAACAAGCGTTAGGCTAACGTATGTTTGTACGCATATGCTAACAAACGTTAGGTAGTATACTATTGCCTACCGAACGTTAGGTAGGTAACATCTCAAGGCCTTTGCAAGTATGCAAGTATGCATTTTATTTTATTTGGCATTTGAAAATATGCCAGCGCTGAAATTTTAAAAAAATTAGCGTAAAATTTATTCTGTAAATAATATTCTAAAATTATCCCAGAATTGTGACCAAAAATGGCTTAGAATATTGCTGAACATATCTCAGGAATTTACTGGCAATTATTGCTGAGAATTTGCCTGAATTTTAATCAGAATTTTTGCAGGAATTATCCTGAGTTTTTTCCAGACTATTTTCCGATAATTTTTCCCTGATTTGTACGGATAATTTCCGGTGAATTTTCGCAGGAAATTGGCTGAGATTTTCCGGATAAATTAGTAGATAATTCTTGGCAGTATTTTCCAACAATTCCAAAAACCATTTTTTCAAAAGTATCCTTTCTCTTTTCCAGCATTTTTTGAAATCGGAATCATTTTCTGATTTTTCCTTCTTCGGCAGACTTTACAGCATGATGATGCTCACATAGGCCTTGCAGATTGCTCATATCCGTTCTGGAGCCTCCATCCTTGATCCGTATGATGTGGTCAACCACATACATGGCGTTTACCTTACCTTCCTTATAGCACTCAATACATAGGTGATTCGGAACATCTCTTCCATCAGGAAGTTTGGTGGTGCCAAGTTTAAAGGATTGCCTTATTCGCTTCCAACTTGCTGAATTGTAGAAAGGATCAGGATTGGACCGCTTGCCAGGTTTCACCCAAGGCAGCTTAGTTCCTTTAATGTTCATTTGATTATATGCTTATGTTCAACATACCAATAATAAAAGCCCATAACTGAATTGGCCAGGTAGTTCTTATCTCTCGGTGATGGTGTGCCTTTTATATCGTCCATCCAACCTTCGGATATCGCCCATAGCATTGACTTCTCTATGGCCTGATCCATTCCTTTAGGCTTATAATGCAAGCTAAATCCTTGCTTCGGCCTGTCAGTGAAGCCATGACTGAATCCGAGTTTGTGGAGCATTGCTTTAAGTATAGACTTATTGCCATTCTTCCTATGCTCAAGTTCTGGTATAGCTAATGCTGCTTCTACGAGTTTGTGGTTGAGGAATGGACTGCGGACTTCAAGGCCGTGGCACATGGAAGCAAAGTCCAATGTCCTGTTAAGGTCATATTGGATAAAGATATCCAGTTCTGTAAGCCGTGATGAGTTCGGTGAGCGGTGCCGTTCAAGTTCAGCATGAGAGAATATTGATCCTCTCATCATGTGGTTGTTCTGCGCTACCGACCGCCTTTGCGTATCATTGTGTATCCTATCGTATCCAAAGAACAATTCATCGGCTCCATTGGCGATGACTGCCACCTTGGTGTATTTCCTTGCCTCTTTTGCTGTAATCCACGGTATAGGTCCGGCCATTGTTGGCTCTCCTGATTTGGTCACATAGTCTTTAAGTATTTCATCTATGTGATAATCGGCTGGGGTAGATTCTAATAAGTTTATATGGAAATGGTCCGCTACTTGTTTTGCGTATTCGGTCTCTGGGCTGGCAAGATGAATGGCAGTGCCACCGGCAAACCTGGATGCCACCAGTGATGAATCTATGCCTCCGGAGAGAAAGATGCAGACAGGTACATCAGATACCTTCATTTCATCTATCGCCTCATATACAAGCGTTTCAATATCCTTTTTACCAGCTCTTGGTGCAGGTGTATACCATCGGTGCTTTTGGATGCGACCTGAAGGACAATGGTAGGTTACCATTTGGCCAGCAGTAAGCTTCTTGATGCCTTGCATAATCTGATTCTCACCGATCACACCTCCGAGCATCCAATATGTCCGCAGTGCATTGTGGTCTATCTTCCAATTGAGTTGACATCCATAGAGGACCGCAGGAGTGCTGGCGAAATGGAAAGTAAAGCCTGTGTGGTAATAGTATAAAGGCTTTTGATTGAAATGGTCGGTGACCAGCGTAATAGTATCATTTCGGCTGTCGTGGAGCGCAAGTGCAAACATTCCGGATACATCATTGAGCGCTTTGTTAAGGCCGAACTTAGATATATATCTTATTAAGGTATGCGCATCATTGTATTCATCTGTCTTGCCAAGGTCATCGGCAGCGGACAGATATGACCTGAGATATTTATAGTTATAAATTTCTCCATTAAAGGTTAGCGTAAATGGGCCGTATTTGATTGGTTGTTTACCATTATCCGATAAGTCAATAATTGACAATCGGTTGTGACCGAATCCGGCAGTATAATGGTCATTTTTATATTGCTGATATGTTGATCCATCAGGACCACGGTCAGCCTGATGCTTCATTCCATTGAGCATCCAGGCATGACTGCTCGGAATGTCATTAGGAGTACAATAGCCGATTATTCCACACATACGATAGATAGGTTTTTATGATTTGGGTCAAAAGGATTCATCATTTTCCAATCGCCTTTGATGGCTGTTATTTCCATTCCGGCTTTTTGGATATCTCTGATCATTATTGCTCTTGCTCCTATCTTAACAACCTGATTCCATCCGTAATCATCAAGTTGCCTATCCTTCGGCTGAAATAACTTCCATTGGATGCGATCCAACAGTTGTGCAGAATAAACACGGCCACCTCCCAATGGCATCACTGGCTTATAATCTATAAGATATCGTTTATCATTATGTTTTACCCAATATCTTTTTAAGCCAATAAAATGATATCCTTCCTGAAGATATTTTAATGCGTTAGGAATAAATTGCTTATTCAAGGTATCATCGCTTCCAAGTATAATTACCGGATTTGCTCCTATTCTTCTTGCGTAAGTAACTCCATGTTGCCACTTGGATCCAAGCGGATAGTTGGTGAATTTAAGGACATGAAGTTTGCTCTCTCCTGCTGAACGGAAGGTATGGAATTCATTTAATTCACTTACAACAAGTACAATCTGTATGTCCTGATTGTCTGCCAGCAATTGCTTTATGAGTTGATTGGTAATTTCAACTCTGTGATGTGTGGCAATGACAATTGTAGGCCTATACATGAAGATATATAAGTAAATCGTTGATATTTTTTACAATCAGATAATCACCACCGGATTTCTGTACCTCTTTTTCAATGGCTTTCTGATAAGGACTTTGCCGGTCCTTACCATATTTAATTTCAATCATAAGAAACTTGCCATCCACACAAGCGATTATATCGCCTATACCACGTTTTACCTTTGACTTGATCCATCGGCCTCTGGTCGGATGATATTGTCCCTGAGACTGAATACGAGAGCAGAAATAGCCTTTTAATTCAAGGTAATGAATTACCTCATTGGTAAGCCTATTGGTATTCGTGGTAGAAGGCCTTGACTTTGAAGGCTTCGCAGTAGCTGTAGGTAGGACTTTGGCTGCTGTAGTACGTTGAGTTGATCCTGATAGTGTTTTCATCCATATAGGGACGGTATTTTTGGCTTTCATATTGTTCTAATGCCTCTACTTTTAAATCAACATGGCTTCGCTTCAAAGGAACGTAATAATTGACATCCAAATTACCATTCCAAGGTGCCATATAGGTTAATATGGTAGTGAACTTGAAAGCACGCATAGTCTCCTGGCCAACGACCTGATGGTCTTGATGTAGGTCACTCGGATCATGCGTAACCACCACATCAGGCTGGTAATAGGTTTTGAATTGGATAAGGTCATCCAATACTTTTTGCCGGTAATAACTGATTGTTCTGTTGTCATAGGTGTTGACTATATATGTTTTGACTCCCAGCAGGTCCATTGACCTTGTATGCTCTTGAAGAAGGTTGAGTTTGTTGCAATAACTGAAAGTATAGCATCTTACCTCATGGCCTTCTTCAATGAGTTTATAAATGAATCCACCGCATGAAAGTTCTATGTCATCGGTGTGCGCACCTATGAACAGGTAGTTCATCAGAATGGCATATCTTCCTTTTTGGCAAAAGGCTTGATGCTGTATTTCTCTGGAGTATCCTTGCGTGGTGAGGCGATGACCGCACGGAATCCGTCCTTGTTAGCCTCCAGTGCTTTTAGGTTGGTTAGGCCTTCTTCAGTAAACGACAGGACAAAGAACTCTCCGTACTTGCCTGTCTTACGTTTCATAAATACTCCTTTAATGTAATCCATATTAATTTATTAATTGATTGCGAAAAATATCATTGTAAAAACGAACATCACAAGTAAAAACTTGAGAAACAGTTCAATCCAATCCTCTCTTTGCATTTGGTTTGTTTTTTTGTTTAGGTCTATTAAGCCATGCATCATAACATATGGCCGATGCCTGTTGTGGTGAATATTCGTTGCCGATAACGAGCATACATTCACGCATGAACTCATTTTCGGTCTGATTTGGTCGTGGACGTGGAATTGGCATGATTATTTAATTAATTGTTTTGCAGGATTGCCTACCCAAGTCTGTCCTTCAGGAACATCATTCAGGACAACTGCTCCGGCTCCAATTATTGCCCCAGCACCAATCTTGACCTTCTGACGAATGATGGCATTGCAGCCAATAAATACCTTTTCTCCAATGACCGCTGATCCTCCTACCACAGCTCCGGCAGCTATCAGTACATTCTTTCCAATCTTGGCATTGTGTCCTATGTGAACTCCTGAGTCAATCTTTGATCCTGCTCCAATAATGGTGGTTCCGGTTACTGACCGGTCAATATTGACATTATTATGAATGCATACTTTATCTTCAATGAGAACATCACCAAGGTGTGGAATGCGGAGATATTCACCGTTATGGAATTCGTAGCCAAAGCCATGTCCTCCAATGGTGCAGTTGCATCCGATTTCTACATCATCGCCAATCCTGGTATCAACATGAACTCGTGTTCCTGTAGGATATTCATTATAAGTATTAACCACCTGAAACTCTTCAAGAGCTTTAATAAAAGCCAATTTGGGATTGTCTGTCGGAAATGAACTTGAACGGATGACAAGCGTGCCATCGTTCTTGTTGTAAGAAATTTCTTCCGGTCTAAGGTTATTAAATTGGCTGCGATGGTTGCTCATTGTAGATGTTGTTGATTTTGTCAACCAGCTTTTGCAACTTTTTCAACTTGGCAATCTTATGCTTCAATTCAAATGAATGCCTGCTTACTTCAGTTTCGTGTTTTGCGATTTGCAATTTGAGGTCTGCGATTTGTTCGGATATATTCATAGGTTTATGTAATGTACACGTCCGCTAATTTTAACTGCCTTTTTGCATTGCTTCCTGTTTTTTCCTTTTACATAGGAAACGTGGACCCAATCAGGCTTTTGTTCATCGCCAAACTCCCAGATAAGCTGATCAAATTCGCAGAAATTTCTAATTAGATAGAAAAGCCGGTCATTACTTCCGTATCCGTACACATCGCAGTCCAAATCTACTGCGTGACCGGTCATATGCTGGCTGTATTCGCTTGAATTAGGTATCGCTGAATTGTATTCCTTGGACCTGTATCCGGAAGTCACCGCCAGTGGACCGCCATTCATCTCACGCACCTTATCCAATAGTTCGGTGGCTAAAGTCATAAGATTGGCTTCATGTTCTGGTGTAGGTGTATTGCTTATTCCAAGCCGTTTAATGATTTCCGGATTTGAGTATGTTAATTCCTTTAAAGTAAAGTAATTGCTTTTCTTTTCAGTCATAATGGTCAAACTATGGCTTTACAATGAGTTAGTATAAAATTATGCTTATAAACAGGCAGATAATCTGATATTTTGGACATAATCAGTCAATCTGACCAAGATAATCGTAAATTATAGCTCTAACCTTATCCGGTCCGCCCAGTTTGGCGATGAGACCACGCTTAAGATATATGGAAAATTGCACCTTGATCTGATCACGGTCGGCAATCTTTTTTCGGCCTGAACCAGGCTTGCGAACTTTATTGTTAATTGTAATTTCTGTCATAAAATAAGCCGGTAGGCTAAAAATGGGACCCAAATCACCCATACCTACCGGCCATAACTAAACTCCGTATGCGACTCAAAAATAAACTTTTTTCGTGATTCTGAAAAAAAGTAGAAAAAAAAGTTTCTTTACCTATTGTTTTATCTCATTAGTTATATAGTTTTGTCCTACAATCAAATCCCAAACACATGAACGGAATAATTGGAATAACATCAAAAAGACCATTTAAATACGAATTTAAGTTGTCTTTTACTCTTGAAATTGGCTATTGGATAGTCTGTGCTGATGACGTACAGGAAGCCATTGGTTATGCAAAAGATTTACAGAAGGAAAAAAGTTTAAAAGGTGTAATGGACCTTTCAACTTATAAAACATTTTGGGTACTTGACAGAAACCAAGTTTTATGAAGACCACTATATACACAGTATCAGTAACCAATATGCATACCGGTGAAACTTCCACCAAGGCATATTTTCGTGAGAAACAGGCCGTGGACCGTTTCTACAAGGTCTGCAATGAAATGTGCTATGACTGGCACCACGTAATGCAACGACATAATGACTACTTGCAATTCGCACAGGCTGGTGGCAAAGGTTACGACTACAAGATTGAAATCAATCACCAAAATTTATACATATGAAGAAAATCAGTATTGTTGAACACATTGATGCTGACGGAAATTACATTTTTGTCAAGGTCAATGGCCGTCTTGAAAAGTGTTTTGCATGGATTCCTCAAAGTCCGTGGAGAACAAAATTTAAAGCATTGAAAAATGCATTGCTTTATGCCAAAGCACTTACACAACAACCGCAAACCAAAATCCTTCGTGAATATGAAACACCTAACTGAAGCAGAACTCGTCAATGCACCTACGCTGGCTGATATTCAGGCGGCAGTAAAAGCTCCTAAAGCAAAATACAATTCCTTTGGCAAGTATTACTACCGATCAGCCGAGGACATCATGGAAGCAGTTAAGCCTATCATTAATCCTATGGGATTTTGGCTTACCGTATCCGATTCCATTGAAAAGATTGGTGACCGTTATTATGTAAAGTGCTTGGCCACCTTGACCAATGGTAATAGTGTTTACCAGGTAACTGCTTTTGCTCGTGAAGATGAAAGCCGTAAAGGAATGGATCCAGGAATGCTTACCGGAGCCACATCCTCATACGCTCGTAAGTATGCTTTGCAAGGACTATTCAGCCTTGACCAAAATAAGGATGTGGATGACCTGCATGAAGGCAAGCCGGATGATACCTATGTAAATCACGAGTGGAAGCAGGAGCTGGCTAATTGTAAGAACCTGTCAGACCTGATGGCATTGTACAATTCCAATAAAGAAACTGTGGAGGCAAATGCCGGACTTAAAAAGATGTTTTCAGACCGTAAAACCGAATTGAAATGATTGATCAGACCTGGAGTGAGCAGCGTGCAGGAAAATGGACTGCATCTGAGATTTGGAAGCTATTTGTAGAGCCACGCAGCAAGGCAGATAAGGATGCTGGTGTGTTTTCGGAGACTGCGGAGACCTATATCCTTGAAAAGGCCGTAGAACGGAAAACTGGCTACAAAAAGAAGTTTACATCAAAGGAAATGGAGCATGGTGTAATCAATGAAAAAGATGCTCATGATGCATTTGTAAAGCACTGCCAGCTTAACCTTACATTTACCAATAAGGATTTCTTTAAAATAGATGACAATGCAGGAGCATCTCCTGATGCGGTATTATATAGTGGCTTGGATGTGCTAATGGTTGTTGATTACAAATGTCCTCAACCATTGACATTTTTTCAGGCTAAAAGAGCATTGTTCAATGATGAGCCTATTGAGAAAATGTATTTCTATCAACTACAAATGCAGATGTTGGCCACCAAAGCCACAAAGGCATTCTTGGTTTATTATTTGGCCGAGGAATTTGGCAATACATATACCGGTGAGATTGAGCATCGCTTTGATTTGCCTATTGGTGATAGGATGTTTTATAAAATGATTGATGCAGACAAATCTGTATGGGATGAAATCCTAATTAAGATTCAAAAAGCAGAAGACCGTTGCCAATATTTAATGAGTATTATATGACTCAAAAAATGAAATTTAGTATATTATTTGACTCATTATGAGGCACGGATCACTATTCTCCGGCTTGGGAGGCTTTGACTTGGCCGCTGAGTGGATGGGATGGGAAAATGTCTTCCATTGCGAATGGAATGAATTCGGACAAAAGATTCTTAAATATTACTGGCCTAACGCAATCAGTTACAATGATATTACCAAATCAACTTTCACTGTTCACAGAGGAACAATTGACATCCTCACAGGTGGTTTCCCGTGTCAGCCATTTTCAACCGCAGGACAACGTAAAGGCACAGACGACTCTCGCTATCTCTGGCCGGAAATGCTTAGAGTTATTCGAGAAGTCCAACCTCGGTACATCGTGGGCGAGAATGTTCGTGGGCTTGTTAATTGGTCAGGAGGGATGGTATTCGACACGGTGTGCGCTGACCTGGAATCTGAAGGTTACGAAGTCCTCCCGGTACTACTTCCAGCTGCAGGTGTCAACGCACCGCACAAACGTGACAGAATCTTCTTTATTGCTAAAAACACCCAGCGCAATGGATGCTTATTCGGAGAATCTGAAAAAGACAGAGCAAAGGATGGGGAACTCAGGCACGCTGGCCCAGGAGATACAGACAGGATTTGTGGAGAAGAGATGGCCAGGTCTTCTACTAACTCCAACCACTCAGATCAATTCAATGCTACCGACTCCGACAGCATCGGATGTAGTCGGAACTCCGAAGAGGAAGGACCAATTAAATCAGACATCAACCGGTGGATGGACAAGAACATCGGACACGACAGGAACCAAATTTGGAGCAAAATTGATGGATGTGGCTCAAATGCTACCGACTCCCAGCGCATTCGATTGGAACACGGCACGGAAACCGGAGACATTTCAAAAGGCTCAGGAAAAGCACAAGGAGAAAGGAGTGAATCTTCAGAATCCGCTGAAACAAATGGCGGTGAACGGAATGCTGCCGACTCCGACAGCCAGATGCTGGAACACAGGAACAGAGAAAGAAAGACCGGAGGACGAACCATCACGGAGGAGCGAATTAAATCATTTGATGAGCCAGGAGGTTGGGAAACCTTCCCAACTGTCAGCCCAGTTCACTTTGGAAATGATGGGCTTTCCGACCGACTGGACTCTATTACCTTTTCTAAGTGGCGAAAAGAATCCATCAAAGGAGCAGGAAACGCAATAGTCCCACAAATCGCTCTTCAGATATTTAAAGCAATCCAAGAATATGAAAGCAACATTAACCTTTAACCTTGACGATCCGGATGACAGAGTCGCTCATCTGCGAGCGGTTAAATCCTTAGACCTGGCTTCTGCTTTATGGACTTTACATCACAACACCGCAAGAAGACTATTGGATGGGTATGAGACGGTCACTCCGGAGATGTATGATGTACATGAAAGGTGGATAGAGACCATTAATGATACACTTAATGAACATGGAATCAACATAGACGAACTAATTATTTAACATAAACCAAATCAAAATGAGTATGGCAAGATCAAACTACAGAGAGGAACTGCATTATCTAAAGGATAGCAAATGGCTATCTGGTGAATTGTGCTATTGGAGGAACAATCCTAACTATTCCGAAAAGACCAAGGCCAAACTTGAAAAGCGGTTAAATGATATGTGCGATAAGCGCATCATCTATGAAATTTATCGCAGACCGCAATGAAAGGTAATATCATGTCAATTCTTTGCAACCGCTCCTTTGTGACAAGAGCCGAGTTGCTGATAATGCTGAATCATGCAGGATTAAAGATCAGTGACCGACAATTGCGTAAAGCGGTTGAGGAGCTGGTAATGGATGACGGATGCTGTATAGCCTCCACCGATCAAGGATATCATCTTATAAAATCCGAGCATGAACTGCGTAGCGCAGTGGATTATCTGAGGCGCAAGGCCCAGCCTATAGCCATCAGAGCAAATAAGCTTATAAAGAACTACACGGAAGTATATGGTAATCAATTAAACTTAACCTTTAACCTTTAAAACAATGGAAAACAAAAAGAAAGGACGGAAAGCGACTTTGGAAGCCGGTGGGAAAAACCTTATGGTTTATCTGGAGCCAAAGCACCTTGAGCGGATTGAGCAATTGACCAAGGTGTACAATACGACCAATAAGACTGCGGTTATTCGTTTGTGCATTGAAAACCATCTGCTATGAAGAATTACACGCAATACATCATTGGAATGATTATATGGTCATCCTTTAGTACGCTCATCATCTTTGGAATGGTTGGTATAGCAAGCCAGGAATTTACTATAACCTATATCTGTATTGATACGGTTAGGTTCATTCTGCTGCTGCTGCTTATCAATATGCTTTTGAATGCTGTGCTGATCAAGTTAAATAATAATCATTAATTTAAATGGGCGAGTACCTTAATGGGAAAGCCCCTTTTTTATGACAAAGCCTGAATTAACTAAATACCGTTCCTTGCGCTTTAGCCAATGGGTACGAGAGAAGCTGCCTGATTCAAGTACTGGATTTTCCGTCAGCGACTTGGACTTCATCTTAATGAACTTTAAAACCAAAAAAGTCATGTTTTTGGAGGTTAAATTAAGAGATGGTCAGGTGAGCTGGAATCAGTACAATATGTGGTCATTGATGAGTAAGTGGATTACCAGAGGCGTTGGAGAGTCTTGGGAATACCTTGGATTTCATCTAATCCAATTTACCGGTCTTGATTTTGAGGACGGTAAGGTGAAGTTGGACAACAAGTTTGTAACAGAGGAAGAACTCATCAAATTTTTAAGCTTTTAGTATATGGAGAAATACTGCAATTACTTTCCGCATTTTAGCAATGTCCGGCACGACCGCAGAATCCGAAGAATGGAGAAGGAGATTGGCCTTGAGGCCTATGCCATCTATTTTAAACTATTGGAAATCTTACGTGAGCAGATTGACTTCCGGTATCCGATGGATGACTTAGATTTACTTGCGGATGAAATAGGCACCAGCGAGCAGAAGACCAGAGTGGTCATATGCAATTATCAGCTTTTTGAGGTTGATGAGCAGAACCGGTTCTTCTCAGCATCCTTTACCGAATCCATGCAGCCATATATAAAAATGCGAAATCAGCGCATTGATGCGGCAAAAGCATCGGTCGCTCAACGGTCGTTGAACGGTCGCTCAACGGTCGTTGAACAAAGTAAAGTAAAGGAAAGTAAAGTAAATGAAACTAAAGTAAATGAAAGTAAATTAGATATATATATAGGCTCAAAGGATTTCAATTGGTTTAAATCTCAATTTGATGATATATATATAGACCAAATGAAAGTTCACTACAGAGACAAGAACTTTGATGAAGCCATGTCAGATGCCTACGCCTGGCTACTGAGCAAAGGTGATATTGCCCACGCAGACAAAGGCAGATGCCGGTCAGCATTTGTCACATTCCTCAAAAACCAAAAGCAGTATCAAAAGAGCGCCAAAAGCGGAAATGTCAATGAGGATGAATTCCTGAAGAAACTAAACCAAATGCAATGAGACAATTTTACACCGAATGCCTCAAAAATCTCAAGGTGATGCGAGGCCTAAATCAGTACGAGGACTATCTGTCAAAAGGTGACCGTGGAGTAGGCGAAATGAATGCCTTGATTCAGGCACTTATCTCTGTATCTAATTCCTTCTCCTACATTCCGCAGGAGGTACAGCAAAACATCATCCGGCAACGCATCTTGGATGATCCGGAATTGTACAACCTGAATGCGGCCAAAATATGGGCTTGGCTTAACGCAATTTCAGGTAAGTACTACCATCACACCACCGAGGAGGAGAAAGTGGCCTATAAGTCAACAGAATGCGAAATAAGCCCATCCACACAAGCGATGATACAGCAGTTTATCAATGACCTATCATCCGGAGGCGGTTTTAGGTCCGTTCCGCAGGTCTCACAGGCCGAAATTAATGCTATAGAAAATGAGGAGCAACAGCGGTCCAAAGGACTGTCAACCGGACTAAAATATGGCACTCCGGAGCAGGACCGAATACGTGAACTAAAGGCCGAGTATGGAAGGAAGTATGCCGACCTTTATACCGGCAGACCAAAGCCAGGCAGTCCATCATTAGACGATTGGCTACAAATCAATTTGTCCGTTTAGTGGTATGTGCTAAATTTGCACCGAGCAGACGGCTCTATCTATTCATGTTGATTTAGGATAAAAGGCAGGAAGGCACACCTGCCTTTTTTCATTTAAGCCTTCTATAACCTTGATCCCAAAGGAATTTTGAAAAGTCCTTTGACATACGGACAATGCTTTTTTCATCATAATCAGGAAAAAGCAAGTGCATTTTCTCGTGGATCAAGATTTCCAAATGCTTTTTTCCTTTAAGCTTATGGTATAATTCAATCTTGTTTTCAGCAATGTGCGCCCAGCCCCAGTAAGTCCTGAGTCGCTTATAAACTACCTTGGTAGGCTTCACAATACGGTCAATTCAACCTCTACGTTTCCATCAACCTTCTTGGCCACCGCCCAGCCATTGTCCCATCCGGCATATGGATTATACTGCGCAGACTTACGGCAAAAGGCCGGTGTCACCCATCCATGACCATATTTGCCATCCTTTGACCTGCGGCTTGTATGGACATCCTGCCTGTGGCAATGTGAAGCAAGTATCTTGACATCATATTTTCCTTTAAATGTCTGCCACTTGTCTACAAATCCACCGGCAGGAAACTTACCGGCACCAAAACCTGAAGAGAACTCATGACCGTGAATGATGTCAAGGTCACCGAATTGGATATATTTTAAATTGTGTATGTAGTGAACATTCAGATTATTAAGCTCAAGTAGGTTTTCCAATTCAAGACCTTTTAATCTAAATATCTCTCTTGCGTTGGTAAGCAGATACCTTTCAAGCCAAAAGTCGTGATTACCGGCCTTAAAGTAAACGTGATTAAACTCCTGTTTTAAGCCTATTAGTATTTGCCTACAGATTGCCAATTCCTTCTCATAATCAACAACATTATGATGTTTCAGATGCCGAGATAGACTTTCAGAATCAAGCAGATCACCATTGATGAGCAAGGCAGTCTTATCCTTCGCTTGCTTTAAAAACCTTGTCATTACAGATGCATCCATATGAACTGAATGCAAGTCTGCAATGATATTCAAGGTATTTAAGCCTGTAGGCATCACAAATGGTGCATCCCAAGGCCTTAATTCAGTATTAAGGTTCTCAGTCACCCAGGTTTCAAAACCGCTATAATAAAACTTTGTGAGTGTTGGACTTGAAAGCTGATTCCGCTTTTGGTCACCATTTGATCCGGTCACATAACGAACTGTTGACCTTGCATCCTCCAAGTCTAAAAACTTATCCGGATGCCTTTCAAGCAATATGGCGGCAAGACCTTTTTTGGATTTTAATCCAATTTCATTGATAAGGTTTCTTGCTAAATCAGCTTTCGCTGTCATTCCTCAGCAGCTTTTTGCTGTAGTTCAGCAATCTTCTGATTAATTTCAGCCAGTTTCTTTTGCCAGAACTCAAGTGCAGCGAGCGCATCGTAAGCCTGTGCTTTCAATTCTTTAATGTCTTCCATGTGTCAAAGTTCAGTATTTTCTTGATTCTCTACATAATCTCCGGTGATTATAAGCCCCAATTGACCGGCAATCCAGTCCCAAGCATATTCGTTCTGCTCCCATCCTTGGTAAGCATCTCCGCCCATGCTTAGATTTCCTTCTGCAAGGTTTTCTTTGTTCTCGTTTAGAAGTGCGTAGTAAAAGGTCGCTGAGTCTTTAATGTTATCAGAGACCACGTAAGAGTTAAGAATAGAAGCCTCCTTGAGACCTCCATTTTTCCA